CTAATTTTCTTTCTCTGCATGAGTTAACAAATCAGCTAGCTCAGTAAGTGCTAATTTTAAATATCTAAAAAATGTTGTCTTACTAACATTCATTATCTCTCCTGCCTCCAAATCCACTTTTTGTTGGATATAGTAAAGGTTTAAAGCTAGACGGTACTTAGGATTTTTTAGTGTGTCAATCATTCTAATCAGCTCCAGGCGCTCCTTAGTTAGCTTGTCAATTCTGTTTGTTATGTCCTCTTTAAATGCTAGCTGGGCAACTAACTGACTTTCAGAACTGTTTGCCCTGCTAGTCTGCACTCTGGACTGTGTTAGGGTTGTCTGTTTGAATAGTCCGGTTTCTAAATATTGAAGTTCCAGGTAAAGCGAACAGATCTCTTTATCTATCCACTTAATACCCTCTAACCTCTGCTTCAGTTCCTCTATGGTCATTGTTGCCCCTCCTATGGTAAAATAAGCTTGTTGAAACTTCTTACCCTGCGTGTGTCTCGTGGGGCTTTTTTATGCCTAAAATTCTGTAACTGCCTGCGCGTGTTCTTTTGTTCGTCCATGGTTCAATGGGCTGTTTTCTCTTTGTTCGCTCTCTGTTCAATCACGCGCCACCGTGTCTAATCAATTTTCATTCATTTAACTTTAAGGATTATATAGCGTTCGGATATTCGTCGTTTTGAAAAATCAAAAAACGTTCCGTATTTTTGCACCCTTTCAACCCTGTGAATGCTTGATAGTGCTAGCTTTTTAGCTTCCAACCGTTCCGCCTTTATTTGTTTTGTAAAGCGAACGTTTGTAGTATTTGTTCGTTTTGGAAATTGCCAAAGTACTTCACCTAGATAACCCTCTCAGCCAATAGCTATCCCCTTTTCTAACATAGTTCAAAAACCTTTGATAATGTTTATAATATCTATCACGCTTCATTCTCTTTGGACGGCTAGGAAAGCCATCAAACATATATCCGCCACGTTCAGGGGTCCACCCTGGTTGGACCTTCCTAGCCTCCCTTAGTGCACGTTCCCAATAATACTGACAATCTGTCTTACTGCGGTTTAGTGTCTGCTTGTGGATCTGCTGACAGTTTCCGCAAGCATAAAACAAATACCGCTTATAAAGGTTTCGGCACCGCCTACCACAATCAGGGCAAAGAAAGAAATACCTATAACCGCCTTTGGTGCCTGGTATTCTGGCCAATTCAAAACGATCTCTACCCATAACAATAAAAAGGTTGTCTAAGTCAATAGTCAAGGGGTAACCGTCTAATTCAGCCTTTCCCTGAGTTATTCCTTTCTTTTTCATAGCTCTGGTAAATGTCTCTATATACAATACTTCCATCCAAAAAATACCCCTATACTGTAAAAACCCAAAACTATTGGTTTAAGTACCATTATTCTTCATTTTCAGAAATCAATGCCCGTAATTCCTCTACAGTTAAATCTTCAAATGGATTATGAGGCGCAACGGATACCGTACCATCATGTTCAAGTTTTGTCTTGGTTTTAAATTCATCATCTTTCCGCTCTAAGTACCATTTGGAAATAGCCACGTCTCCATCCTCTATGGCGTTAGATATGTTCAACTTTGCGCGTGTTTTCAGTCGTTGCTTCAGTAGCTCTTTTCGGTCAGAAAACTGTGGATTTTTCTTGCAATAATCATATAGTGTCGGCTTTGAGATGTTCGCATATAAACAGGCTTCTTCATCACTTAACCCTCTAAGAAAAGCCTCTTCCAGTTTCTTAATCGTCCCCTGTGTCATTTTCGTAGGTCTGCCACCTTTATTTTTAGCCATACTGCTATTTTCCTTTCTTTGCTGATATAGCACAAAAAGAGGCGCGTTGCCTCTCATTCTCAATCTTTGACTAATAGTCCACTAACTGCAATATCTCGTATAAACTGGCTTTCCTGCTCTGCCGTCATATTCGGATTATCCTTCTTGATTTCCAGCAGTAGTTCTGCCAACTTGTCGCTGTCTGTTTGAAGTGTTAATTTTTTGACCGTATTTTGAAAGTGTAGTTCTAGACTATCAATCATTGCTTCCATGCGGTCTGCTGTCTGAAACATATTATTGACGTGATAAGCAATTTTGGCGATTGTCGCGAAGAGCTTCTTCCGAGTATCTGGATGTTTGTAGAGTTCGTACACGTTCAAAGTGGTATCTTCGGAAAAAATCCGGTTTCCAATGGTCAAAAAGTTTATATAGTCTGCATTATTGAGTTCTTCAAAATCCATAGTCATGAAGTCGGCTCGTTGCTGGTTTAATTCCTCAAGCTCTTTGTCTGCTTGCTCAAAAAATTCTTGTTCGGTCATGGTGTTTGTTCCCCTTGTTTTAGTTTGTTGATTGAGTAGCGTTTGTCCTTGATTGTAAACGACTTGAAAGAATTACCTTCTAAGCCTTTCAAAATACGGCTATAGTTCCGCTCGTTGTAAACTGTCTTCAACTCTGACCCGCTTAAATTAGTGTTGATGATTGTATTCTCACGACTATTCAAAATATCAAAAAGCAGGTCCTGTTCCCAGTCGCTCTTGGGTTTAATAATCGCATTTTTTGCCCCTAGATCATCTAAAATTAGATAATCGACTGACTTCAGGAGCTCCACCGCCTCAAACTCCGTTAACTTTGCGCCTTGTCCGTAGTTCCAGCCTTCTTTGATTTTTTTGATAAGCTCCGTTAGGTTTACAAAGAGCACGCTTTTAGGCTCTCCCTTGGCCCTGTAGCCCTCGTTTATCGCTTTAGCCATTGCAATACTTAGATGGCTTTTTCCGATGCCTGTAGAGCCTGTGATAAGGGTATTTGCTTTGAGCCCTGCAAGATACTTTTCTGCCTGCCCTTTAGCAAAAGCTAGTAGCTGTTTTTCCTCGGCAGTTTCTGCTTTGAAAGTGTTAAAACTAGCCCCCTCTAGTTCCCTTGGAATTGTGCTATCTCGCATAAGCACATTATACGTCCTTGAGTAAAGCCCAGCGTTCAAATGCTCTTCTACTGCCCTTTGTTCCTGTTGTTGCTTTTGTTCTTGCTCGCACTCGGGACAAAAAGGCTCTAGCTTCCGTGGTTTGTCTTCTCCAACCACCTTAACAGCTCTATCAAGTTGGACTAATGGGATGTTATGTAGTGGGCAAGTCGCTTCTAACTGTCTAAGGTGCTGTAAATTCTGAAATGGATTTCTCAATTCCTGTCCCCTTTCTAAAATGGCACTTCTGGGAAATTGTCTAGATTATCTTGCTTAGGTTGTTTCATTACTTCAAAGTCCGCTTGGCTCTGTTTGATCTGCTCTACAGTTTTCAACCCCTGCCCCTGCCAATTAGCAAGAATTTTCCTAGTGTATCTGATTGACCTCCCACCGTTCAAGATAGTTTCATTTAGGGCATATAATAACAAGGTCTGTCCGTGAGTTTTTAACAAGTCTTCAACCTCTGTTATCATTGTGCCATTAACTGACATTTCCCCAAAAGCCTCTTTGAGTTTTTCAAAAATAGCATTTTTACCAACTCCAACAGCTCCATTTTTTTCTTCTTGCTGTTGTTCTAGTTGTAGTTCTATCTCTTTCTCTAACTCTAACTCTATCTCTGTTGGACATGAGTTGGAATTTGTCCAAGACTTTTGGACATTGTCCAATTTCTCTTTATTCTGTCGTTGCTCGCGTTTGTAGCTAGCCCAATTTGTTTCGCTCATAATCATAGCTTTAGCCTGTGGTAATTCTGCGTTTTTATCTTCATCAATCTGTATTAAACCGCATTTTGTAAAGTATGCCATAGTCATATCAATGTCATCTTCTGACACGTCCAACTTCAAAGCTAGTTCTTCCTTAAGGTTTTCAAAATAACCTTCATAGTAAAGGATGCAATCACTATCAAGACTTTCAAGCATAAGACGGATGTAAATCACTGTCATAGTGTAACCGCCTGGAATAGTCTTCAGTCTCTTAATGAAAATATTATCAAAAAATTTTTTATCAATCTTCAACCAAAAATATATTTTAGTTTTTGTCATTCTCAACCCCCAAAAATATCAAAATATCACTCACCCGATAAAATATTTTCTTAGTGTCCTCTATCGGTGGTTGGTATCGTCTCAGCCCGTTCTTCTCCCACCGTTGCAAAGTCTTGTATTCTATGTCTAGCTCGCTCTTCAACTGTTGAGCTGTGATCAGTCCTGTCACCCTTGGCTTGACCATCTCACGCGCCTCCAGATAGTTCCCTATAAGCTCCAGAATGCCCGTTTTTAGGTCCGTTTCACTTTGTGCGGTTAGTTCAAGCCTCATCTCTGTACTTCCTCCAGTCTTGTAAATCAGCGGTAAGAAGCGCGTGGATACGCTTATGCTCTTGGTCGTATTGCCGTTGTAGTGGTAGCACTCCTGCAAGCCGTTCTGTTTCATTCTGGGGGATATAGTAGCCCCCTAGCTTGTTATCTCGCCCACCGCATACGGGTATACCATAATCAACAATAAGCTGGCGAATATGTTCCCTAATGGTTCGGATGTCCAAGCCTGTCAGCCGTTCAATATCTGTCCCCGTGATAGGCAATTCCATTCCAAGCGGTAGTAACTTGAAAACTTTGTATAGGTGTGGTGGTAGTCGATTTTCTGTCATACCTGCACCTCCAGACTTGCAATTTTGTATTTTATCCAAAGCAATTTACTATCGTGTTCCATATCAAGATAGCACTGCATTTTTTCTGGTGTTGTGTGTTTGAGAATAGTCTCTGCTATATGTTCAAGTTCTCTAAATGTCAGCATGGTTTCCCCTCCTAGTTATAGCGTTTGCCTGCAAGCTGTATATAAGCCCCGTAGCGCTCGTTTTTAAGGGGTCTGGTATATTTACCCTCGGTCTTGATTTTAGGCTCTATATCAAGCCGAAAAGTGCCCAAACCAACGCCAAACCATAGATAGAGGTTCAGCGGTGTAAAGATTGCTATCAAAGTTAAAGCTGTTTCGATTGTCATTTCTTGCATTTTTTCATCTCCTTTTTCATATGCTCAAAATCTTGTAAGGCTAGTTTTAAGTACCACATAGGATTACCTACTTCAATCTTGTCTTCATATCCAGCTTTTAAGAGTTCTATTCTAGCTTTTTCAACTCGTGAGGCTATACTGTTCAAACTGCACTCAATCGGTGTCAAATCGCCATATTGAACTCGTGCCACGTCCTCATGAAAGTGGTTCAGCATGATTTCGGTTAGATAGTGCAATGTCCATCCTGTTTCATGATCTAGCTGATATACTTTTCTGATGACCGCCTCTAGCTCTTCCGATATTGCAGCCTTTACGGGTGCGTATTCTTTGCTAGATGCTTCAAAATGGATTATCGTTTCTCTGTTACTGTCTTTCATGTAGTTCTTACCTCGTTTTTTTATTGTATCTGTGTAATGGCCCGTGTGGGTTGTCTCCGTGAGTTCAAAAGACTTTGCTTAATGGTTCTTTACTATACGATTTCTATACCTAGCCCAGACTATTCCCAGCGGTTGCCCGCCTCAGACTTACCAGGTTGCCCCCTGTGGTCGTGTAAGCCTGTGCCAAAATAATAGCCTTGCTGTGTGTGATTTTCTTAGGGTGGTTTAGGCTGCTCTGGGTCCATGGCTACCTAATGGCGATACCGGCACCTAATACTTTTCTACTCCAGTTTTAAGGGTTAGCGCCCTCTGTATGGTCATAATGTCCTAGATATGGTATAATCTAGCTATAAAATATTTACTAAAACCCTTTTAATAACAGCTTGCCTGCTTGTTAATTTTGTTTTAGTTAGTGGTTAAAAGGCTTTGCTGTTTGGTCGCGGTAAGCCTTTTTTGTTGCTCTCACGCGCCTTGTGGTGCGTTTTTTCTGAATACCATATTCTTAATATCTTGGTATGTCATGCCTAAGTTGATCATAGCAATAGCCATGTCCTCTAGTGCCTGGTATCTGATAAGCTCTTGACTGGTTAGGCTGTCAATGCCATTAAATCCGCCACGGTGTGCCACTAGCTGGCGTTTGTTCATTCCAGTAGTTCCCTTTAGCAAGAGGTTTGTAACAGTGCTGTGCGCGTGTTTTGGGGCTTCCTGCCATGTTTCAATAGCTTCATGCAATGCCTTGCGCTTGGGCTTCTCTAGCGCCCTCTGATAGCGAAACTCTGCCACCTCGTCACGCATTTCAAAGAATGCTCGGACTAGGTTTGTTTTGAATTTGACAACCTGCGGTGTGTTATCCAGATAAGTGATCAACAAAGTCGCCTGTTGTTCGTTTAAGTGATACACCTTTTTGGGTCTGCCTTTTCCGTCTAATTTATGGATTTCAAATCCATAAAATCCAAACGCCTCAAATCGTTCTTTGTGATTTCTCAATAGGCGTGTAACAGTGTGGTGCTGTACTCCAGCACATTCTGCGATTATCTCGCTTGTGGTGTACGGCTCTTTCCGTCCGTCCATGTAAACTAGTTCCATGCTTGCCCTTTCTATACTCGTGTAAGATACAACGCTATAAACTCCATTGGATTATCTGATAAATCAGCAATCTTTTTCAAATTCGCCTTATTAGGTGCATTTCTGCCTTTTTCCCAATTATTTACCGTACCTTTGGAAGTGTTGAAGCGTTGTCCGAATTGTTCCATTGTTTCGCCTAGGCTTACTCTGATAACCTTTATTCGTTCACCTAATTCCATTGCTTGCCTGCTCCTTTCTAGCTGTAAAATAGTTCATCAATTGTGATGTCTGGTTCAACCTCTGCGACAATGGTCTTGATTGCTTTCTTTTCCTTGTCTTTGAATGGTGTTTTGCCTGTTTCTTTATTGTTGTATGACTGTAAAGAAATATCTAGCTTGTCCGCCATAGCTTGCTGGGTTAGTCCTAACATGACCCGATAGCCTTTGAGTTTGCTCATGCCGTTCTCCTTTCTTTGAAAAATCCCCCTCCATAGATTGAAAGTGTGAAAGGCCATGGAGGGGTGTCAGACATTTTTGTCTGATTGGCTTTGATTATATCAGACACTTTTGTCTCGTGTCAACCGTTTTTTTAATTTTTTTCAGACATTTTTGTCTTTTTTGCAAATTAGTGTTATAATCAAGCGTGAAAGGTCGTGAAATTATGAATAGATTGAAAGAATTAAGGCAAGAAAAAAAGCTATCTCAGAAAGAGTTAGCTGACTATCTGGGCATAAATGAAAAAACCATATCTCGTTGGGAAAATGGAGAAAGTACAATAAAATCAGACAAAGCCCAGGCACTCGCTGACTATTTTGAGGTAGAGGTCGGATATCTCTTAGGATATAACGAAGGCCATAGGAGGATGTACGAGCTTTTCGGGAAGCATCCTAAAAAAGGTGCTATGGGAATAATAGATTTTGATGAACTTCTAGAAGCTCATGAACTAGGTTACATCAAAGATGGAAAAATTCTCGACGAACTTCAAACAGATGCAAGCGTAGCTATAAAATTTCTTGAAAGCATACAATCAAAGCTCTTACTTTTTGGGGACATCAGCAAAACACATACAAAAAAACTGGAGGATATCACCTTTTTTTTAGTAGATTTTTATGAAACGGTAGAACGTCGCCAAAAAACTTTAGAACAAACTAGCAATACTAAAGACTAA